AAATAAACTTCGAGTAATTTAAACCAATCAATTAATGATAATATTTCGATCAATCAATTAGTAAAAATCCACACAAGTTGTTCTTCTATTCTCTTAATGATCTTCTTCATGCTTCGTCAGCATCAAGCTAGGTCGGCTATATTACTCTCAATCTCTTAAAAGTCAACAGGCAATTTAGATATTTTTAAAACTCATTTTACTCAACCAAAATATCAATCAAATCCCTCAAGACCCAACCAACACCCTGTTTTTCAACAAGTTTTTATCCGCTTCACCGCCGATGAGTGCGCATTCTACAGCATTCTACAACCAACGCAACCCCTTTTTTTAAAGATTTCACTCCTTCGTCTATGTTTTGATCATATTTGACGGGTTTGATTGTTATTTGCACCAATCAGCTTAATTTAGAAAACAATTCAGCATTTTTTATTATTTTCGTTAAAAATATTTAGAACTTTTTTTAAACAGCTAATTTAAGTAGAATTAGACGACGGTTGCATATTTATAAGTTTTATTGACATGTTTTACAGTATAAGAAGAAGTTTAGCTGTTGCTATGGTCATCCTAATGGCCTGTGAAACTGTGCCCGCTGTTTCTGTCCATAATGCTTATAGCCTGACTTTAGCCATTTTAAGTTATAGTAAATGGCCAAATAATATTACACCAACCTTATGTGTCATTGATAATCCTGTTGCAACGGCAGCGTTTCAAAGCCAAGTCAAACAATCTGCTTATGAATATCATATTCAAGGGCTGAGCGCGGTCAATTTTTCGAAATCTCAATGTCAGGCGGTTTATTTTTCTAATCTCACGCCCCAACAACAGCAAAATTTAGTGAATGCTTATCCTCAAAGAAACCTATTATCTTTTAGCAATAATAATCCTGATTGTGAAACCGGAAGCATTTTTTGTTTATACACGCAGCGCGGATTAACCACCTTCAAAGTTAATCTCGATGCTTTAAGTTATTCTCAGGTTCATATTGATCCTCGAGTACTACTTTTAGCTCGCAATGCGGAGTAAGGAGAAATGATTTCAAATCTGTATAAATCTAAGTCTTTACATTCTTTATTCCGCAAATCTCAGGCAACGATTTTTGCCATTACTTTTTTTATCTGTACATTCACGTTTGTTCTTATTTCAATATTTACCATTGAAACTTATGCCAAACAAAATTTGAATATTTTAGGGTTGACCGTGAGTGAACGGATTCAGCCTGCACTGGTTTTTAAAGATCAACTCACATTACAACAAATTTTAAATGAATATACGGAGCAGCATTCGATTCGTACGATTCATATTTATGACAAAAATCATTTAGAATTGGCATCGAGTTCAAAACCCCCTGTTTATTATAGTCAGCTCCAAAGCTTTTTAGATTATGTTTTTCTAAAAGATCCTATTAAATTAACAGTTTATCATCACAACAACAAAATTGGTGAGTTGGTTCTTTTTGGAAGTTCAGAAAAAATTATTCAGTTTATTATTACCATTCTAATTGGCCTTGCGATTGCCATGATTTTTATTGTCATTGCGCTATGGTGGTCAACCAATATGACCTATCGTTATATTATGCAATCCATGCGCCCATTGACTCAGATTGCCCAGGTCGTCAGCGATCAAAAAGCATATAACCTACGCTTTCCAAATAATAATATTAAAGAGTTTCAAGATTTAAATGATGTATTTAATCAATTATTGGAAGAAATTCAAACGTGGCATACACATCTACAAAATGAAAATCATCAATTATCATTTAAAGCACATCATGACCATTTAACCCAGCTCCCAAATCGAAGCTACTTTTATCAAGAACTGGTTGATTTATTTGAAGATCACCAGAAACGGCAGAATTCCGCTTTGATGTTTATTGATAATAATAATTTCAAACAAATCAATGATCAATTTGGACATCTAGCAGGTGATGCCGTGCTAGAAGAAATGGCGAAGCGTTTAAAATCAAAGCTGAGACATCAAGATTTTATTGCACGTTTGGGTGGAGATGAATTTGCCGTCATTCTGCAATCCATTCACCAAGTTGAACACCTGATTACGATTGCTGAAAATTTAATTGCCAGTAGCAAAGCACCGATTTTATTTGAAGGGCAATCTATTGAATTCAGCTTTAGTTTAGGCATCGCATTTTCAAGATTCGCTACTACGCCAGAAGATTTGATCATGCAAGCCGATCAATCGATGTATAAAGCAAAACATTTAACTCACCACTGGTTTATTTATAAACCTTAATTTTGGAATTCCATATGCTTAACCACTCCCTGAAAATTTCATTTTTAGCAATGATTTGTATTGCTCTTTCTGGTTGCTTAAGTTTTGGCCCATTAAAATATAAACAAGTCCGTATGTTAAAAAAGGAAGGATTCGTACTGACCGATGAAGGCTGGACACTCGGTTTACCAGAACGATTGTTATTTGATTTCGATAAAACAGATATTCAACCTGCACATGAGCAGGAAATTTCACGTTTAAGTCGTCAGTTGCAAAAATATGATTTGCAAAAAGTGAAAATCGTTGGACATACCGACAATATTGGAGCTCCTCAATATAATTTGAAGTTATCCCAAGAACGTGCACAGAGCGTTGCTAATATTTTCATAGCGCATGGTTTTAAAGTACAAAATATACAGATTGTTGGTCGCGGTGCTGAACAACCTTTAGTACCCAATACGACTGAAGAAAATCGTGCTGCAAATCGTCGTGTTGCTGTAATTATTATTCCTTAAACTTAAAATTTTCAAATCTCCATGACAATCATGTGGTGGAGATATTTTGAAAGGAAGAAATTTCTGACATAAAAAAACCGCATTTAAGCGGATATTTTATCTATTTTAAAACTTAAGTTTTAAATGGTCGGAGCAGTAGGATTCGAACCTACGACCCCCTGGTCCCAAACCAGGTGCACTACCAGGCTGTGCTATGCTCCGATACTCTCTTTAAAAGAGTGGGGTGAATGACGGGATTCGAACCCAACAAAATATAGGTATTAGCTCTATATTTATTAATAACTTAGCTTATATATTATGGGTGAATGGGTTAAATATGGGAATTTATGCTTCTATAAATGATAGACAAATTGGTTTGATTCTCTTTTTTAAATGTTTTTGATAGGCAAATTTTATCAATGACCTAAGCTGATTTGGGCAGTAGAGCACAAATGAAGTAATGGAGTAATAAATAAAAAAAGTGCCTTAATATTTAGGCACTTATGTTTATGAAACTATTTCTTTTATGAGGTAATTTCAAAGTCAGTTTTATTACATCGAAATATAGTTATTCAGCTTTGTGATGTAGTCGGGTAAATCCTCTGCAATTAATTTTCCATAATGCTTATAGATCATTGATGTATCACTATGGCCCAGCTGCTCTGCAATCCATTCTGGAGGGACTTGGCCAGAGGTTAAAAGCTGGCTGGCAAATGTATGTCTACCCTGATTAATTCCTCGGCCACGTACCTTCGCTTTTTTTAAATGTTTATTCCACCGATATCTAAGTTCATGGTATTCAAAATGATTCGATCGCTCATGGTTGATCCAGACGAAGCGGACTTTTTCAATCCGTTTTGTCTTATTGTCACGCTGCAGTACTTCAATTGTTTTGGCTCGAGCATTACCCGTATTTTGATATTGTTTTTTTAGTGCTTGTATGGCTGGTTCAAGCAGCTTGATTCGTCTTTTTCTACGTCGATTCTTGGTGACTCGATAGATACCACGGACGTAGGATCTGGATATTTGAATGGTACCTTTCTCAAGATCGATATCCTCCCATGCGATCGGGATTTGTTCTGACATGGAAAGACCTGTCCAGAATAAGCACGGCAATAGATTTTGAATATCGAGATCTGTGTCTGTATTTAGAATCATGGCGATTTCGATTTTGCTAAACGGATCTGGCTCTGGTGGATCTAACTGGTGAATGATGATATTTTCGAATGGATTATATGGCATTTGTTTCTCATCTCTCCAGATCGCATGGATCTGTGCGAACCGTGTAATAATTTCACGTACTGTTTTGTTGTTTAGTGAATCTTTGAGAGTTTCGATCCATCTTTTGAGCATGTTGGTATTAATGTCTTTTGGATTGGTCTTGCCCCATTTAGGCAGTATGTGATTATTTACATGACCACGATAAGAGTCGAATGTGCTTGGTGCAACTTCTTTAATCGTTTGATCAAGGTACTGCTGGGCATAATAACTGACCTGATTTTTTTTGATATTTTTGGAATTTGGAAAATGTTTGGCCAATTGGAATTGGTCAAGTTGGATCTCCAGTTTTATGAGATCTGCCAGTTTTTTTGCACGATCCACGTTTTCTGGGGTGTATTCCCAGTCGAGGGTTTCTTTAATTGGTGCTTCATTTTCAATAGGTTTCATCCATATACGCATGGATTTACCACGTATTTCGAGTCCTGCAGACATGATTTTACCTACATTTAAGTATTTTAAAGGTTTGAAGTTATTTTATGCGGTTGCACCTCCATTCGGAGGTGCCTTTGAGGTGTTTAAAAGGTGTGAAATTATATAAACGGCAGCTCTTCGTTTTCGCTTATATTATGTCGTTCTTCAAATTCATTTTGCAGTGAAATTCGAAGATATGGTTCATCTGTTCTCTGCAGTAACCAACCTAAGTCATAATCATCCATGTCCTTGATCGCCCAACCTTTATATTTTCCATAGAATATGTGGGTTGGGTATCTTGCCTGTTCTGAAAATTCCCACAGCTCTTCTAAACTGGTAATGTTCTTTTCACGAATAATTCGTGCTACCAGTGAAAAAGTAGTTTTACAATCAGTTAATGCTGAATGAGAATTGCGTAGGCCACGTCTTGTCGCTTTGCGATCGGAACTAATGTGGTAAGCCAATGCCGTTAAATTATGCGCTTCCAATGTTGGCCACATGTAACGCGCCATTGCCAGTGTACAAATTGCTTTGATGCCATTGGTTTCTGTCCCTGCACGATTGATGGCTGCAATGTCATAGTCAATATTGTGACCAATTAAGTATTTAACATCATCTTTTGGCATTTGAAACTTAGTAAATGATGGGCATTTGACCAAGTCTTCATCGACTATATGATGAACTGCCATTGCACCTAAGCCGATCGGCTCACTTGGCTTAAAGCGTTTTTGATACTCAAACATAGTAGGTAAAAATTCCTTTCTGCCAGATAACTCCCAAAAATATGCTTCCATCGCAGCTGCTTCGATAATATCGCCATGTAATTTGTGGGTTTCAGTGTCGAAAATCAGGGCTGTCATTAGCTTTGCTCCTGTGTATCAATAATATTTAAAATTGCACTCTCAGCAGCAGTGTAATGATCAAACCAAATTGAAGGTTTGCCAGTTTCGTTGTACACAGTAGATGTTTTTTCATCACACATAGCATCACTAGCATTGGAAATAACTTCACGGATGTCTCTAATTTTCACCAAAACAAAATCTTTTGGTATTACATTTGCTTTAGCAGATTGCCAAAACTGCCAAAGTTGATGCGCCTGTGTTTTCATCCAGAATATTTCATTTTCGTTATTCACAGCATAAGCAAATGGATCTGAATTGGTATATGAGTTTGCCCAACATGCAACAACATGCGTTTTCAGTGCTTCTGCTTTGAATAATTCAATTTCAGCTCTTAATTCTTGTTTGACTTCTTCAATGATCATCACGCCACCTGCTCGATATTTTTATAAGTTTGGATTGCTTCATTGACCTTTTTGATGCCCTCTAATCCGCTATTTCGAATGACTTTTTTGACAAAGTTAAATTCTTTTAAGCATTCATAGTTGGTAAAACCTGTGACGCATGTGAGTTTTGCATCACTGCGAACTCGTTCGTAACCTTCAGGAACTTCTGCCAGCAGGAGATCATTTAGTTCTTCGTTGATCCCTTTCCATCTTGTCTTTAAGCCGTGACCACGATCTACCTTTAATTTACTGCCAAATTTGAACTCATTGAATGGCATTTTTTCCATTTCAAATTCAACAGAAACTGTCATGTCATCTTCTGTTTCTTGGTTTAAATAATAACTGTCCACTTCGAGATGCCATTCCTGCTCCAAAGGGATAAGAATGTTTTTCAAACAAATGATGAGATCACCGTGATACACCGAATATGCAACATGCTCTGGGGTTTGTTCTGCGTCTTGAAGTCCAGTTTCAGTACGATATGTATCGATAACCGAATTAACTTCATCTATGCAAAACGACATACTTAATGTATATGGTCCTGCTGCTGCAGTCTGTTGTTTTTGTCGTTGCGCTTGAATGCTTTTTTTGACAGATTTAGATGGTTTATTTCGAAAGCCATTCAATCCAACAAGCTCTTCTGCACGAAATGATTGATGAATCATTGATTTTCTCCAACAAAATAAATAAATGTAGAAGCGATAATTGAAACAATCGCATTGATGTACATTGCATTTTTAAAATTGAAGTTCATGCTGATTGTTCCTGGTTATAATTCGCCAATGCATCTGCACATGCTTCTTCAGGTGTTGAACCTTGTCCACGTAATAAAACTTTTCGATTTGGATCTTGTTCACGTTGGTTGCTACAGATCCACACCATCCATTCTGTGTAACGGGTATATGCTAGTTCAAAATAACAATACGAATTGGATTCAAGCATTTCTGCATGAATAGCCATGACTTTTGATAAATTGGTTTGTTCAGTCATGGTTTAGCCCTCAACCTTTAAAAAATGTTTTGTATCTATATCGATTTGCTTTTCAATACTTTCATCCCAAATGAATAAGTCACCTTTGCAACACGGTGAAACGTACATCAATTCACCCTTTTCGGTGACAGCACCGTTTTGGTCAATGGTTCGTGAAAAAATTGAATTAAAATGCAAAGGCTTCACAGTTTTTCCTGAGCCACAGGTACCGCAATTCCATACTTGGGTTTCGGCAATATCAGGAATTGTGAACAGAGGTTTATCCGCTTTAGCCATATTTAAAGGACGATCGAAAATGTCATCCATATCGTCATAATCATCGTATTCATCAAACATTTTTTAGCCCTCAATCCCTTGTTCTTTACGTGCTTTTTGCTCTTCCTCCTCGTGTATTAATTCTGCGATTTTTATGGCTTTTTCGGCTGCATCAACCATATTTTTGGCTATAATCCATTGAAGTCTAAAATAGCCACCTAGACTATTAGATCTATATTTACCGTTTTCATCGAACTTGAAGTTATATGGAATCCTAGTTTCGAGTTTAATTAAAAACTCAAATTCACCGCATTGATTGACAATATCGTTCGCAACTTCCCCTGCGTAATCTTCGATATCATCATTTTCTTTAATTTCTACCAATGTCGATTCAAGGGTTGGACATTGTTTTTTTAGATCCTCATTTTGCCAATCTTCATAGGCATCACTCAAAAATTCTTGGAAGCTATCGGATACTCTTGTTGAGTTTGAAGCCAATAATGTTGGAATATGTAAAATCGTTTCAAAAAAAACATTTGAATTCCACATGTCCTGAATTAGGTTACGTGGAAATTTTGAAATTTCTGCTTCTGCAGTTTGTACGTTAGAATCATGTTGCATTGTTTAGTCCTCCGACTGGTGATGTAGCACATACAGAAGTGGCCGCTTTTGTATGTGCGCTTTCAATTAATGTTTAGAATTTGATTTGAAAATATGTGATTTTTCACCAAATACTTCGTCAAATATATCTTTCAGGCTGTTGCCCTTTGAATTTACTTTGTGAACATGAACCTCAACTGCTGCATCGGATAACGCCTCTAATAAACCTTTCAAGCCTTTGATCAGTTCTGATGGATCTGGACGTTTCGAACGTTCTGGAAATTCAGGAAGGTTCAACTGTTTATAAAAATCATCTACATAAGCCCACTGATGAATTTGGCGAACATTGATATTGCCGTGTTGGGTATGCCAAGCTTCATGTTTACTGCAGTACTCCGCACTGATAATGTCTTTATCTTTAAACATAACAATCAATGGTTTGTCGGCAATAGGTAGTTCATCGGCTGAGTAAAAAATTTTCTGATAAGCAGGAATTACTTCAATTTGGACTGTAAATGTTGGTGAATTTGATTCAGATAAAATGGCATTTGCAAAGTTGTAAACACTGTCCAAAAACGAACCTTTTTGACTACCAACACCTTTTGGATAATCAAATTTCTGTAATAACTCATTTCTTTGAATTAAGCTGTGATTGACCAAGCGAGTTGATAAATAATTGGCAACCTCACCAGATACGGGTAAAGAGGCTTTCATAAACGATGGTGTAGAAATATGTAATTGATACATCGCATTATTCATAGTTTTTTCCTTAAAAAATGGGATTAGTCCCGTTGTACAGAAGTACCTGCTTCTGTAGTTGTGCTAAAAAATTAAAGACATTTAAATAAGTGGTTATAGAAACTATGACCTTTACGATCCAAGCCAAGCTTTTCAAATAATGAAAACAAGTTATCTGAATCGAGTTGATTTAATGCCCATGAGAAAGCTTCAAATTTATTTTCCATGAGAGCCAAACGATTAATTTTGTCTTGAACATATCCTTGATCGTTTGGGAATTTTTCACGTAATACCTCAATAACTTTTTGACTGACATAGTCAAGTTCTTTCTCTTCCATATTTGTATCCTCAGTTGTGGGATTAGTCCCGTTGTGATGTTGGTTTTTCAAAGACCCAACACCGTTTTGATTTACCATCAATTTTACTTGCGACCATTTTGTTGGCTTCGATAAAACGATAGTGAACACTGTGACGAAGCGCATGTTGCAGTTCGTCCAAATTCGGCAGTTGATAGCGATAATCCGCTGCGACTCGATAAAGTTGAGCAAAATTAATCGCAAAATATAAATTTGATTTAGCGTGATGATTGACGTTTGATTCTTTGTTCGCAACTAATGGAATTGCTGATTCCATTTCTTCCACTGTATTCCAGAAGTTCTGCACAATAATTGGATCTGATTTAAGCACCTTGTCCCGGTTCTGTGCCATTTGAAATAACTCAGTCCGCACTTTCTTTTGAATGTCTTCAGGAATAAGGCTTTTTGCTATGCCTTTAGCATCTTTTTCAACTAAAACATGAAGACATAAAGCATCAAATAACGCTAGAAATTGAGCATGGTTATGAATCACTCGTGAACTTTTGATGTCGAATTTATCTTGATGTAAAATTTCATCGTACTTTTCCATACCTAAACGGTAGGCTTCCATGATGGCTTTTTCTTTTTCAACACAAAGTAAAATAAACTGACTAATTTCACTCAATTCATAGCGTTCTAAATTTCGAGATGCATATAAGCCTTTTTTAGACATTTGTTCTTTGCTGAATTTGTATTGAACAATACGTCCCATGACGGCTTCAGTCGATACGATCTCCGCATTTTGGCTGATGATGAGGGTTCCCATAAATGGCGGTTCGTAGGTTTCATTTCCGCCATTTTTGACACCTTTTGCACCCAATGAGCCATTGAAGTCGTATAAGGTTTTTAGGAAGTTCCAGTCAAACTGTTTTACAGTACCTTTATCACCTTCACGATCTGACTCGAGTAGAACCACTGGAAGGTTAGAAACTTGGCGGAATGTTCGCAATAAACCTGCCATGGATGTTTTACTTGGATCAGGATCTATCCCTTCGTAGCCTGAACGTCCAAATAATTTCCATAAAAATACCAATAGCGTTGACTTACCTGTACCTGGTTCACCAACTAATTCCAAAAATGGAAAGGACTTGTGCATACTTTTGATTTGATATGCAAATAGGCTTCCAAAAAAACCTGTCAGTGCAACCATGCCTCTGACATCATATGCATCCAGTAAATCTTTGACCCATGTGTTGTTGTATTCACTGACTTTACTGTTGATTTCAAGCGGAAATGGCATTCGTGCTTTTAAGCTCAACTTACGTGGTAGTTCGAAATAATCTTCTTTATTGATATTGAACAGCCGACCGTTCTGTACAGCAAGATCACCCAACATATAGGTTTGATGGTCTTTGTGATAACCAACATAATTGATTAATTCCACATCATGAATACCGTCGAGCCAGTTGTCGAGAAGATGATCCAGTTGAGTACCACTGCCTTTATAGACCGCAGGAGTTATCGACATTAGGCGTTTTTTAAATTCTGCTGAAGATGCGAGTTGACCGCCTGTAAAGGTATTCTTTTCCGCTTTTTGTCCCCATGGGCGATCTATTTTAAAGAAATACCAAGATTCATCAGTTTCATAGCTGTTTTGTTTGTATAAAGGCGTAAGTTTACACTTCATCAAACGTGTGGCATTTGAAGAGTATTCAAGTGCCGAATCACGACGTTCCGCATTTGCAAAATCTTTTTCTTCCTGTGCCCAGTCTTCATTGTCGTTGGCTTCTGATTTCGTGTCTTTCATGTACTCATCGTATTTTTCCATATCGAGCTTGAACCAATAAGTTTGGTTCTGAAAATCAAAAGGAAAAGACTTGGTACCATGTCGCTTGTAGATAAGTATGCCTTTATCCACAGCTTTCTCTGCGACAAGCAAAGCACCGTAATATTTGTAGGTTTCTAGATCTGTGAATTTGAGGCGATCTTGTTTATAAAGATCATTCCAGTCTTGTTTTTTACGACCGTAAGGTGGCAATGCCACTTCACATTCAAAGCCATCGGCTTGGGCAAGTTCGATATTTTTGATAATACCGTCATGCCCTGCTTTGTCATTGTCAAATGCCCAGACCAGTTTTGGTAATGGTGCACCTGATTCAGCACACTTACGTGCAATTTCATTTAAAAAAATGAAAGGATAGTTGTTACAGGTTAATGCTGAAAAACTGGTGATGCCTGATAACCATAGTGCAATGGTGTCGAAAATACCTTCTGTGATCCAAACCTCTTTGGATTCAATATAGTTGGTGTTTGGAGTGAGCCATGCATGTCCTTTTTGGTTCCATGTCTCTGTGTTTTTCATGAAATATGTTTTATCAAAAACACCTTGGTCATCCAGTACTCGCTCCCACCAACCATAAACACCTTCTAGGTCTGTGATTGGAAAGCGTAGTGTTACTGTTGATACTTTAGGATTATATTGAACTCTATTTTCCTGAGTATATAAGCCTTTTAAAGGTTCGAGTGGAAATCCACGCCCTTCTACTAAATATGCGTTGACTGTACGATTTGGCTCTTCAGGCGTAGGTTCAAAACGTTTTTCCCATTTTTCGAATAAGTCTGGAAACAGTTCACGGACATGGTTTTCATGGCCACATTCCTTTTTACGTGGACAGAATACCACCCAAGGGTTTTCACTATGTATCCATGCTGACGCTTCTTTATGATTACAGTCAGGACATCTCCCTCGGTACTTGTTACCTGATTTGAGCTTGAAGTGATAGTCGTTGATTAGACGATCTATCACAAGCTCTCTGGTTTCAGGATACATTTCAAACGTCATGTTCTATTCACTGCCTTAAAAATGGTGACGGTGGCTTTTAAGTTCTTGACCTGCAAGTTTTGCGAGGAGTTCTTGGATACGTTGCTTGGCAAGGTACTCAAGGGTTTCTTCAATCGTTTTAAAACCGAGTTTGGTTTGTACTTCCTGTACAAGTTCTTTCTCTTTATCGCTCAATGCGACTTGCTGAATCGTCATGATCTTTAGCTCCGAGAAAGGTGACCTTGTGCGCCTTTGGTTAAGTATTCATCTAGATTAAAATTGTCTATGTCTTCTGCGATGAGTGTTGCTAATGCTTGTTTCATTACAAGCTGACGCAAAATCACACCTGGTGGAAGTCCAGTCAGCTTTGAAACGGCAACGAATAATTGTGTTTCATCATCAGTTAAATTGACATTGAAGCGGTTATCTCGTTTTTGTTTGATTTTGAGTGACATATGTTTTAGTCCTTCTGAGTAAACTGTTGATTTTTACCTTTATAGTAATATTGAGCGATGATATTCGATTGGCTTTGCCCTGATTCATTTGACAATCTGTCGATGTGTTGTGCTTCATCTGCTGGTAGATAAACAACGAAACGAAATCTACGATGTTTAAGCTTTTTTAATCGTGTTCCATTACTAATAGGTGAAATTTGTGTACTCATAATTTATCCATCGAACATAGTGGTATACTAAGACACACTTTAACACAAATATTTAACCGTTCAATATTTTTAGGTGAAATTTATGTCCGATAATTTTGACGAGCAGTCAGCCGTCATCGCAGAACGTTTTAAAAATGAAATGTCAAAAAATAAATTTGCTGCGAAAACAACAAGTCGAGAAATAGGCGCGCATGAAAATACGTTGGGCAACTACATTCGTGGAAAAGTACCTGACCAATGGGTTTATTTGGCTAAATTGCACGAAAAAGGGATTGATATTCGTTATGTGATTCTGGGTATAGACCCCGACTATGCAGGACTAACCAGTGAGGAAAGTTTATTATTAAAAGCCTATAGACAACTTAGTCCTGAAGCTCAAACTGCGCTATTAGGTTTTACAAAAGTCGTGGCAAAAGAGTTAGAAAAATAATGTTATGCAGCCATAGAAAAGCCCACTTTTTACAATGGGCTTTTGCATTTTATTCTTCCAGTAAATGCTGGACCATCTTCAATCTTTCCTCTATATCCATGAGTTTGTAAACCAAGTCATTTTGTTTATAAATGACATCCTTGTTCTCACTGCCTATTTCCAGTGAATTTCTCCAGATACGAATTGAACTTAAAGCCATGTCTAAATTTAATTCGGCATCGTTCTCTATATGTTGCATATCTACCCCATTGGCAATTTGGTTTAATTGAAATTGCCAAACGGTGACTTCCGTTTGATTCCAAATGGGGCTTGTTATGGTGTGTATGCCATTGAATTTAGGATAAATTAAATCACTTAGCGAATCTTTTAGGGCGTGAATATCTATAACTTTATCTAAATGATCAGTTTTTGACAATTCAGCGAGTAAATCGTTGATTTGGTCAGGTGCTATGGATAGACAACCGTGTGCTGTGTCATGGTTGAACATGATTTGTGAACGGACACAATGGTCAATCATGTTAAAAAACTGCTGACAGAGTAATTGGCTTTTGTCGTTGGATGCTTCAACACGATCTGCGATCGGAACGTATGGGATGATGGATTCATTCATGATCAGACTCCACATCCAGTTTATCTAATTCGGCAAGATGAGCAGTCCACTCTGCTTGTGTAATAAGGTCTGCCATGCTCATGCATGAGATTACACCACGGGCATATGTACGATCGTGTCGAGTGGATTTAGAAATCGAATTATAAAATTCGAAGCAAGCTCTTTTTCTTTCTTCAATCGTTAAGTTCTGGGCTGTCATGGCTTATTCCCCAATAAATAATAATGAGAATGTAAGCACAAATGTACTGAGAATAAAGCTATTGGTGAGTAGGCTTTTGAAGAATTGTTGAATTTTACGTTGTTTGAGGCGTTTTTCATACGCTTCGAGATCGTATATAGGCGTATGTTCTTTTACTTGAATGATTGGCGCAGTTGTACGGATTTGAATTTGTCTTTTCATGATGTTTCTCACTGATAGATTTTAAATCTACCGCCATTCTTTCCACAGAATGGTGGCAAACTAAACAGGGGTGGAAATATCGCTCAGTGAGGGCGACCAGTCTTACGACTGCCCTGCTTAGCCTACCATAACGAGAGTATGACTAAACAAAGGGCAAAAAAATAGCCGCTAAAGCGACAGTATTCTTGCGCTCACTGATTATATGACAGGTTTCCACGCCTGCACACAGATTTTGCTGTGTAAATACATGTTGCCTATAGTGTGCCGTTATGTCAATATAGTGATGTACTATTTTTTATAAATCATTATATTTACTAGGTATTCTCATGAAATTAGAAGAAGAAAAAATACAACAATATATGGCAAGTGCAATCCAAGACAAGGAAGTAAATGTTTTTTTAGGATTCATAGAAGGTCTGATTTTGGATGACACTATTAATTTAGATGAAATTGAAGCAATCCAATTTTGGATGAATAGTAACCCTGATGTTTATTGTAATTTTCCTTTTGATCAAATCATCAAAGGTCTAAGCCAAATTTCTGATCAAAATGGTTTAATTACCAATAAAGATGATTTTCTGAAAGTTCTTCATATTCTTACATCCAAAAAATTCTACGCAAAAAATACAAGTGACATTCATCGTTTACATGGAATTTTGGCAGGTTTAGTATGTGATAAAACTCTGAATATTTATGAAATGAAAGCACTGAATCAGTGGTTAAAAGATCATGATTATCTAGAAGAAGACATTTTTTTCCAAGAAATTTTTACCACACTTAGACCTGTTAGAACAAAAGATGAATTAACTGATCTTGACGTCTTAAATGCCTTAAAACAAATTAAAAAATACGTTGATATCGATCAACATGGAATACTCAGAACAAGCATCGATAAGAATGATAATCCTGATTTTTATAAAGGTGAACTAAACTTAGAAAATGCTTTGTATTGTTTTACAGGCACTTCTAGTCGATTTAAAAAGAAAGATTGGAAAAACCTAGTTGAAAATAATGGTGCAAAATTTATTGATGATATGACCACTGGCGTGAATTATCTTGTTATTTGCGACAAAGGCAACAAAGCATGGGCGCATGTTAGTTATGGTCGAAAATTTGAACAAGCAAAAAAATGGCAGAGTCAGGGGCATAATATAAAAATTATCACAGAGGATGACTTTGTTAAAGCAATTGGTTTAAGTGAAAGTGACTAATGTTTGACTTTATCAAATACTTTCTGGAACACTATCCAGTCCCTAGTTTTTTTATATATAGCATTGTGGTCATCTGCCTTATATTGGCATTATGGCATTTCGCACGGCATACAAAAATTGCTCAAGATATTTTTAACCTATATTCATTTGTACAAAATCGTGAAATTAAACAATATGATATAAAAATTAATTCTGGAAAATTTTCTAGCTATGAATTGAAAGTTTTTGAATATAAAAGAAAGATTTTAGAATATCAAAAAGACCTAAAAACGATGGAAAGTCACCTCCCTACTTTGATATTTTTAAATGGTTATGAAAATTCAAAGATTGCTGTCAGTATGTATGATAATGCATCTAAATTTTTAATATTTAACGATGAAAATAATAAACTTGAATTAAAAAAACCAATCACACAAAACATGCTAAGCGCAAAGAACGCTTCGGTGGAATCATTTTTTTCATCAATGGTTTAGCCGCATACTTCATTATGATGTTTTTAATTGTATATTTTGAAGATGCTATAAATAAAAATAATGTGATTCCTATTGTTTTCTTTCTATTTGCTTTAATGATTTTCCAAGTTTATTTGGGTGCTAAATTTTTTAAATATAAATCCAAACGTTCTAATGCGTTGAGCATACTAGAAATGAAAAGAGTTAATATAAAATATGAAGAGCATATTGAAAAATAGGGCTAAGCTTTCACCCTCAAACTGTCGGTTTTTTATGCGTCAATTTCCACTTCACGAATTTTAATTTCATACATATCCTTTGAATAGCCACTTATATTAAATATCTTTCCGGTCTTTTGCTGAAACTGCTGATCTTTAGCTTCTGATCGCTTTAAAACCTGTTCAGTATCTAAATAATAAAAATCCGATTCAGGCTGTAGAGAAATTGCAATTTGTTTGATTTTTTGGGCTTGTATTTGACATGTTGTTCTATAGAAAGCATGAAAACCTGCTTCATACTGTTCAAAAGTTCCAACTTCATAAATGATTGTTGGTGCCTTGGAAAATTCACGATATGCAGCCAACCACATCTGCGGTGCTTCCGCCCATGATCTTAAACTATGGGGTTCTTGAATGCCATGTAATGCGTTCATGAACCTTTCACGCCAAAAATGATATACGCCCTTAGAATCATGTTTATAAATAAATGGTGGGGGCATATCTGGGCGGATATTCTTATAAAATAGTTCAAATACTTGGTCGGGATTATGCGTCACGGTGAATGATTCCTTTCGGTATAAATTGACCAAACTCTATGGGTTCAGGGTCAGGAAGCTGCAAAAATTGGCAGTGAAACTCCTCTGTAATCCATCGCGAGTAATCATCAAAACCTTGCAGAGATTCATCTTTTTTTAACCATTGAAGTTCATTTTTAATAATTCTAAAACGTGTTAATCGTTTAGGTTTAAATGACTTTTTATACAGTGCAAAGGATTGATAGCAGGCTTTACGGACATGACGTTTTGGAACTTTCGGGATATGTTTTGGGTTAAATGGGAAATTATTATTAATGTCGAAATTAAGTTCAGGAACAAAGTCTTTACATAACTTAAAGATAACGAAATTCCGTCCTGATCTCCGTCCACCCACAATATACCACCCACGAAAGTAAAATCTAAAAATGGGAGCTAGATGATTGATGTTTTTCATCTTAATTAATCCCAACTTGAACTGGATGAAGATCCACTGTCACAACTACTCGATGAGCTGTCACTCGAATATGAACTACCAGAGTCGTAAGATGATGAATGATGGGAAGTTGAAGCTGAACTTTCATGATGATGTGAAGAAGTTGCTTCGTTGTATGTAGGTCTACACGTATCATCGCTAGATGATGTTAAAAATACTTGTTGTTGAAGTAATTGTTGGGCATTCATTTGTTGCTGTTGAAGATCATTTACAGCACTTGAATCCGAATCACGTCGAAGAGTCTGCTTTGTATTGATATTTGAAACTGGCGTCTTTGGATAAGTATAATTTTTTTTAGTTACCTGTTGTGGTTTACAATCATGATTGGAAAAGAACCAATAACGAGTACCACATAATTTACATTGAGCCATGTTACATCTCCTTAATAAGAGGGATTTATGGTGATAGAGTTGAAATATAAGTACCAGGTAATAACAGGCGGTTTTGTTTTTGAGTTTTCTGTACAAAATGCTGTTTTAACTGATCAAGTGTACTGAGTGTTTTGGACAGTGGAATAAAGCTCAATGTTCCACCCTGCTTATGAACCAATATTTTGACTGAATAGTCAGGCTCTGATGCGAGATCAATTGATATATCCACGCTGATCGGTGTGCAGGTATACTGATCATTCATATATAGAGCCATACTTTTTAATCTATGCATTTGATATTCCATTGAGTTGTTCAAACTCAGTCAACCAATCCAAACGGTTAAAACCGCCTTCGCCTGAATTTGGATAAATCCCTGCAATAAAAAAGCCCTGCTCTGTTTCAGACTTTTTAAATGTATGTGCAATGATGTTGACGTACACACAACGTAAGTTTTTTACCTGCTCATAGGCCTCATGTGCGATCGGATGATCTGGAGTAACGTTGATCATTTCTTATCTGCCTTGGTGACTTTGATAAATATGATCAATGCCAGCATAAAACCAACACCAAATATAAAACCTCGAATAAGCCATTCGAAAAATGCAAACCAATTAATTGAATAGTCAAAAATCATTTTTAAATCCTACAGGCCATAAACAAACTTAAAAAATAAATAACCGTTGATAAGCGTTCCCAGCTCCAATGAAAAAAGTAAAAATTCAGCCATGACTTTGCCTTTTTGGTTTAATCACTTTTACAGAAGGAATATTGATGTTGGGATTTGCTAAAGCTGGTGGGGAAATTTGATGCTTGATTTCAAGGTTGGCTTGGCAAGTAAAGCCACAATTTATGTCTTTACACTGAAAATAAATAATCTTGAGCAATGGATGTGGTTGTTTGCTTGATCTAACGCGCAATGAGTTTTTCTCGCAATGAGGACAACACATTACAAAATTGGAGTATTCACGTATTTCCGCCATTTTCCACCCATAGAACATTTTTAAATACCATTGTAAATTATTCGGTGAAATATTTGTTCTTTATCTCTAATTTTTATACTATTTGTTTGGTTTTTCTTATGTAGAAAAATTTCATGCAAAATGTGAAATGTAAGTGCTGTTTTAAGCTACTCGCTAAAATAGGCACATTTGATCGTATAGAGATCAAATGTCCACGTTGTAAAACGTTAAATAACTTCCAGAGCACCTTGAGTGCCTTACCTGAACGCCTAAATCAAAATGAGCGTCACATCGAAACAGGTAAGATCGATGAGCAATACTTCAATACCGCAGTACAATCCTAAGGGTCATAGCTTCTCAGGCTGGCTAGGCGGAAAATCTCAATTGGCACGAACCATCATAGATATCATGCCCGAACATAAAACCTTTGTTGAAGTGTTTGGCGGTGCAGGTTGGGTTCTGTTTAAAAAGACTGAATCACCAGTAGAAATTATCAATGACATCAATGACGACTTGATCAACTTATATCGTGTACTGAAATATCACTTTGAAGCGTTTTTGACTGAGTTTGAACATAGTTTGTTTTCACGTACGTCATTTAATGAAATGCGTAAAAATGACCGTGGCTTGACTGATATCCAACGTGCTGCCAAGTTTTATTACTTACTACGTTCAGCTTTTGGATGTCAGTTGGACGGCTCATTCAGTTATAGCCGTGATCGTAAAAGTCGTTTGAAACTCGGTGAGGATCTACGGACACATTTGCAGTCAATTCACTCCCGGTTGCAGAATGTAGTCATCGAAAATGCCAGTTATGACTATGTGATCAAACGTGTTGATGGACCTGATACATTGTTCTACTTAGATCCGCCCTACTGGGACTGTGAAAATGTCTATGGCAAAGGGATTTGGTCGAAACAGGACTTTTATGATTTGAAAGATTACCTGGACAAAATAAAGGGTAAATTTATTCTAAGTTTGAATGATACACCTGAGGTTCGGGAATTGTTCAAAGACTATAAAATCCAACATAAGAAGATTCGATGGTCAGTCAACAATAAAGCAGCGCATGAAGAACACAACGGTAATGAACTCATTATTACCAATTTTTGATTTAAACTAATCCCTCAATATGAGGGATTTTTTATGGCTGAAGAAAAGTTAAAAAATGGTTGGGTTCGGATTAGACAAAGTGATTCTAAAATGAATGATTTACCCTGCTTAAAAGACAATAAAGATAAAGTCATAAAGGTATTTGGCTGGGATGGTACCGAACTTGTCCATAATGCTGAAGCTCGCAGCGTTTTTTACAATAGCCAGTATTGGTACTACTAAAGTCATCATTTCGTCGTGTTCTTTTCAGCTTGCATGGCTTTATATTCTCTCGTTGCTGCAGTCGTAGCCGTCTGTTTGTTTTTATACAAATAGGTTAAACGTCTTGGCGTAGTTTGATCACCCTGTGTGACTTTAACAGTGTTTTTACCATCTTTGTAATACGCCAAAATTCCTGTGTAACTGCCTGAGTCTTCGTCCACAAGTTCTGATAAATCATCTGCATCGGGTAAATAGACTTCAAGCTCAACATCTGTCACAAAACCACTGTCTGCAGACAAGGTATGTACCACACGTGAACCAAGCCAAATAATATCGTCTATTTCTGATTTTAACCCCATAAACTGCACCTGCATTTCGGGAATAAGATCAGGTTTACCATAGGCCAGTTTATAACTGAATGTTGCAGATTTTGCTTTGATCCGATTGAACTCTGACTGTGCTACACGCTTTGCAGATTTTTCATCACGCTGAATATTACGCAGTTCACGTGTGTTTTCATCTGACATCCCGACTGTGACTTTTTGGCGTTCTGCTTTGTCATTATCATAATAAAAAACTGTGACGCCACTGACATCATCTGCACCATCGGTATCTGACCAGCGATGCGAGTCACCCATATTACGTGTGATAAAAAATGTCGGTAAATCCAATCCTGATATGGTTTTACCCTCCCCTTTGGGCATGAATAATAGATAACCATTTTTGACAGTTGCAATGGCATCATGCTCGTCAGCTACACGTGTAATAAGATTGGCATCTGATTCGTTTTGGTCGATATGTGCCAGTGTAATCTGTCCTAAACTATCATGAATAATGGCTTTGAGGCTTTGCTCACTTGCAATGGTTTGAATAATATCTGCAATGGTTTTGTTGTCAAAACTGCGCTCTTTTTTCTTTTTAAATGTGGCTTTTAAGTCTGCAGCTGCACCACGAATCGTAAGAACGTCGGGCACACCTGAATGCTCACGTTCTTTAATCGTGTACTTGCCTTTATAGATTAAACCTTCATTACTCCAGCCGATCCATATTTCCATTTCCGCACCTTTTGGCGGAATACCCAATGAACCATCGTGGTCGGAGAGTTCAATCTCTACGGTATCGGCTTCTATACCACGGTTGTCCGTGATGTTCAGGCGCATTAAACGTGTTTGTACCAAATCGCCAATATCTACTCCATTCACCACGATTTTATAGAATGCATGCGGATAGCTGTCATCTAATTTTTTACTGATAAAATTGATAGCAGTACTCGCCATACCAAGCAATGACATTTAAAGAATACTCCCGACGATAGAACCTAAAACATTGCCAACAAGCACACCTGCAGTTTGAGTTTTCTTAAGTGTCAGACTGAATTCTACAAGTCGTGGCTTACCATCTTTAAAGAAATGGGTTTGTGTTTCATTCAATGTTTCAATCACCCACAAACCATAAATTTTGCCACTGCCTGAAATAAGCGGAAATGATTTGCCTGTGTCGCCCATTAACCGTAATGCTGTAAGTGATAAGGGTGCACCAAACTCAGGTACGATTGAACCGTCTAGTGTAATACTGTCTTCACCTTTGCCTGCGTACTGATACGCAGGCATGTCACCCACACGGTTATTACTGGCATGATTCCATGTATTGCTACGTTGAAGGCTTTGATAAGTGGCTGTCGGTATAGAAAATACGAACATGCCGTAAATCATCATCATTTTTATTATTCCTGGTCTTTATAACTGCTACGAACTCGTGCCATTTTTTCGCGTTCACGTTTGTTCAGCATGTTTTCGAGCATGCTTTGGATCTGTTGAATGTTTTGTCCGGGTGCGACATGCATTTGGATCGTCACTGTATCGCCTGCAACCTGTATTGCTGAATTTGATTGAGCTCTGACAGGTTGTGAAGTACGAATATTTGGGCGAGCAATATCAGTTTGCACAATTTTTTGATGAGTTTGATCGAGTGCTTTTATTGGTAGATCTGAAGCATTTTTCATACCTAATGCCAAGCCCTGCATGGTGTAATCACCAATACCCATAAACACTCGGCTCGGAGAGTGAATTTCTAGTCGTTTAGCTGCCCAGTCTGGCAACATACCTGTCACCATATTTATTGCTGATTTCAAAGCACCTAAGCTACTGATAATTCCTTTTTTTAAACCGTCGATAATCATTCGACCAAATCCAGTAAATTTTGCAGGCAGATCTATGCCAAACCAGCTGAGCACTGATGCAAACGCTGAATAAAAAAGACCGAGTGGTGACCAGTTGACAATTAACGCGCTAATGCCTGCAATCCCACCACTAAATGCTGTTTTAATTTGGTTCCAAATGTTGGTAAAGAAAGTCAGTACTTTACCAAAATTGACCACGATAAAGCCGACAGTATTACCAATCGCTGTACCTACGATGGTAAACAATGCAATACCAAACTCAGTGATTTTAACGATTACTGAAACAAGCGTTGCTATGATAGTACCCAGTGCTATACCGAAACTTTTGCCATAACTTGTAGCATTTGACAGTTGTTGATTAGTCGCTTGAAATGGGCTAAATAACCCTGAAAGTGCTTCTTTAAGCAGATTGAAACCGACAACAACCATATCCCACACGGGTTTCAATGGCATAAGTGTCGTTTTAAGGGTAGCAAAAGTTGAACTGAGCGAAGCAAATAAAGGGGCAAATCCTTCTTTTAAACCGTCCCAAAACCCTACAAAAAATGCTTTGATTGGTGCCCAATATTTCCAAATGACAAATGCGACAGCAGCAATTCCTGCAATAATCCACGTCAATGGGTTGGTGAGTAAAGCAATCGACAGTGTACGTAAGCCTGTAATAAGTAATGGTAGGGCTTGTCGGCTAAGGAAAATAAAAGCTTGTCCTAATAAGCGTACACCTTTTGTGATCAATCCAAAGCGTGTTGGTAAACCGATACCAAATTTGTTGGCGACTTTGGTTGCAATCCACATAAATAATGCAAATTTAGTAATACCTGCAACCATGCTAAAGATGGTACCAAATAGTAAATTCCCTGTGTAACGTACACCCAGCATCGCGACTTTAAACATGAGCAGTTTCATTGCTAAGTTGCCAATCGTACGAACTAATTCAGGATTTGCATCTACCCAGACTTTGATTTTATCTATAAAAGCACCAAGACCTGTGACAAAACCACGAATATCTGTACCCAAAGCATTCAGAACAGAAATACTAAGATCCTGAATACTCCCACCAAGCTGCTCAATGTCGCCAGCCAAGTTATCTTTTAGAATTGCAGCTGCTCGTGCTGCTGCTCCTTCTGAATGTTCTAATTCTTTTGTGAGCTCTTTGATTTTATTTACAGTTTTACCAGAGTTTTTATCAAGTAATGCTGACTGATCAACTAAAACTGCAAATGCGGAAACAGCTTCTTGCCCAGCAATATCTTTAAAAATATCTAAACGCTCACCACTACCCATATTTTTGGTTGCTTTATTGACCTCTGCCAAAATATCGGACATATCTCGTAGGTTGCCGTTGTTATCTTTCGTCTCGATCTTGAGTTTGGCAAATGCTTTTGTGGCTTCTTTCGGAGGTCCTGCAAAACGGGTCATGATACTACGCAGCGATGTACCTGCTTGGGTATCCAAAATATTGTTGTTACCTAACAAACCAGTCATCGCAGTGGCTTGTTCTATGCTTGCTCCATAGGCTTTTGCAATCGGTGCAACATATTTCATAGTTTCACCTAAACCATCAACACTGGTTGCGGTAAGGTTTGTTCCTTTCAAAAATACGTCATTGACACGACCGATTTCGCTTGCAGCCAAACCAAATCCGTTGAGAGTACCTACTGCGATTTGAGCTGCACGTTCTAATTCGACTTTGCCTGCCTCTGCAAGCTGTAGTGTTCCACCAAGTGCTTTATGAATTTGATCTGCATTAAAGCCACCTGAACCTAATGCAAACTGTGCTTGAGCTGCTTCGCCTGGACTAAATGAAGATGCTGCACCCCATTTACGTGCATCTGCTGTCAGCTGCTGCATTGCTTTACTTTGTTTTTCGAGATCCAGAACAGATTGGACACCTGACATTTGCTTTTCAAAATCAACTGCAGGTTTTAGAAACTGATATAAGCCTGCGCCTGCAATTACCGAGTTCATAGCAAGGCTTTTAAACTCTTCGCGCATTTGTGCCCGATTGGCTTTGAGTGTATCTGACCAAGATTGGGTTTTATCACGTACTTTATCTATAACACTGGCAACACGGTCATAGCCATTGTGCATTGTATTTAAAGCACTGCTGTGTTGATTGGCGTCTGCTGATCCGACTTGAAGATTGCGTGAATACTGTTTAAATGAACGTCCACCATTAAGGCTTCGTTCCAGTCGATCGATAGAATGAGTAAGCCGATCGATAGATTGATTGGTGTTTTGTACATTTTGCTGAAACTGCCGTATTGGCTGTGTCGCTTTATCTACAAACTTGACAATAATACTGAGATCTAACTTACTCATGATTTTTTACTCGGTTTCTGTTCTTTTTCTTGCACGGTCTTCCCATGCCATGAGTTCTTCTAAACTAAATGAAGCGCAATCTTGGGGTGTCCAGTGAAAGATCACAGCAAGATTGGCAATAACATCATCTACGCTGTCGGGGAGCTGTTTGTTTTCTCCAAAAAATGAGTAATCCCTTCTGCAATTTTAAGGGTATCCATCAATTCCAATGCATAGACTTCTTGTTCAGTCATGGCAGGTAATGCAATGCGTGTAAGCAATACGGCTAAAGCATCGATTTCAAAATTGAGGACGCTTTTTAAACTTAAACCTCGACAATGACTTGTGTTCGGTTTAATCAAAGTAATTTCTTTGATAGTTGTTCCCTTACGATTAAAACCATCTTCAAGTTCAATAACTTTTGTATTGGCTTTAATTGTTTCTTGGTTTTGTGCTTGTTCTTGAGTTTGCATCGCAAATTCCTTAAATAAAAAGTTGAATTAAAAAACCTTCTGCAGTACTGGACTACAGAAGGGTAGGAAAACTAGAGACCAATGTTTGCGCGGTGTTTCTCATACATATCGACACCTTTGACTTTAAATACGATGCCTGGAATATCAATTTCGATAAAAACTTCACCATCGATGGTGATTTTTAAATATGACCAAATGGTCTTCATTGAAAGTTCAGTGTCATCACCGGCTTTGGAATTACCAAAGTCAATTTCTTCATGACGGCCACGTACAACCATTTCGAGTGCAGTGGTTTCACCTGTATCATCGCGTTGATACGATCCAGCGAAACGTAAACCGAGTGCACCAACAGTTGCAGCACCGTATTGACTGATCACCAATGGGTCGATACCACCCAATTTCCATGCGAATTCAATCATGTCATCTGACAAGCCGTTGTCCCACTTGATATTGCCGTCCATACCACCGCCACGCCAATCCTCAAACTTACGCCCAAGTTTCGGCAAAGTCACTTCACCTGTTTGGCCAAGGTATGAATTACCTTCATTAAACAGATTCATCATTTTTAATTTTTTAGGTAAAGCCATGTCGTTTTATCCTTTTTTATTCTTCTGTTATGCCGTCATACGAGAAGCGAAATCAGCCAAATAACGGTCTGTAATACGCTGACGTAAAGTAAGGTCTTCCAGTGGTGGTACTGGCGTACAGTCATAATCAAGCAATAAACGACCTGATTTGAGGGACTCTTTAGAATTGACTGAAGGATCGAACCAACATTCACCATCGATGATGTAGCCACCATTTTTTAAATCACGGAATTTGGCATTGATCCCTTCGACAATATCTTTGGCCAAAGACGGATGAAGATCTTTATCCACTGCCCACATGTGCCCTTCTGCCATAGTGTCGGCAAGAATTTGCGCTGTACGTGTATAGTTTTCAAAGGCAAAAAGCGGATCGGCTGAGCATGTACGAGAACCCCAAAAACGGAATCCATCTTTTTGAATCAAAGTGGTGATTTCGTTGCCATTGAGATAACCAGCATCGGTATCCATGGACTGTAATTGCCAGAAAATGTCTTTGGAAATACCAGTTACACCGTTGACTGGAACGTTTGAAAGGGTTTTCTGCCAGCCAGTATCATTGTCAATTTTGGCACGTAGACCTAATGCTCGTGCAGTGGCATCAAATGTACTAGTTTGTGACGTTGCTGTGTCCCATCCTAAAAAATCGGGATAAATCAGCATGGCTTCTCGTGCGCCAATTGCTTCACGATATGCAGCTGCTTCTTCTTTTGTTTCACAACCAAAACAAGACAGGTAGTTAAATGCTCGAAGTTTTTCAGCAATTGAGTTTAAAGCTGTAGCCACCGGTGCAGTATCTAGACCAGGAACACCTAAAATACGAGGGCGTACTTTTAAATTTTGCTCTGCTGCCAATAAGGCTTTCATACCTGTATAACGACCATTTTCAACACCACCGATAATTGCCGAGTTTTGTTCAGCTTCAGTGGTTTTTTGATCTACACGGACGATAACTGTCACAGCATTGGTTTGGTCTGCAATGGCTTGTAAAGAACGTGCAAGTGTTCCCTTTTCACCTGCTTTGTCCAAAGCTGTTTTGATATCTGTCGCAAGGACTGGCGTATTGAGTGGTAAAGCTGCTGCATCTGCATCTTCTGCAGTTGCAACCAATCCAATCACAGCAGTTGAAACTGTACGGATTGGTCGGGTGCCTTCATTGAGTTCTAGGACTCGGACACCATGATGGTATGAATCTGTAGCCATATAAAAAGCCTGTGATCTGTTGTTATGTTTTCAGATCACAGGCTTACAAATTGGCTTTTATTTGACTATTTTATGCTGTTGTAGTGGTGCGGTTTACAACTCTATTTTAATTTCTTCTGTAAGAATTGGATTTAATCGAATATCAATCCAGCGTTGCTCTCCGTTCATATTTTGTGGAATATCGATTGGTTGAGACTCATCTGCGACAATAGAGGCTGTTTCAATATCAAACTTGCGTCTGAATGTTTTAACTTCGATATCTCCGCTTTCAAGTATCTGATATTTAATTGCGCAAATTTTGTTACCATTACTGTCACTTGGAATCTCAATCCACCACCCCTCTTTTGCGAATCCTAACGTATTTTTAATGAGATAATGACCGATGCCAATTTTTTCAAACTCTGGATTTTGTTTAGCAGCTTCCTCATTAGATTCAATATGATCTGAAAATAATTTGATAATTGGTGATGCTGATTTTAAAGTCCCATCTGCTGTGACTGTTGTATTTTTACTTGTTCTAAATAAATGCCATTTGGATGGAGTCGAGTTATCTACTTTTGTTCTATACGTTACATCATTGGCACCTGTAAAGCACATTTGCACTTTGTATGGAACACTACCACTTTGAGTTGAATCTTTATCAACACTCATTTGGTTGATAAGTGCAACCTCACCAGAATGAGGATAGTTTAAACTTTCATTGGTACTATTCCAAAATGTTTGACCACTTACGCCCGTATATGCTTCATTTAAAAGAGTATCTAAGTTAAATGCTGCACTTAGTTTTAACGCTTTACTAAATGAATAACCCAGTGTCTTTGTACTTAGATATGTATCAAGAACTCGATTCTGATTTTTAAATCCGACTAAAATATCTGATAAATCTTTATCAGATCTTCGTTCTATTCCGCCATAAGGTGTTTTAACTTTTGCGACTGAGCCATTCCAAATCTTTATATCTAATGCACTAAAATCATTAAAACTACCATTATCAGTAATAGTCCCAATTAATGCTTTATGCATAGCTGGATTTTCAATTTCTAATATTGATGATTCATTTACCACAGCTAAACCAGCAATATTGTCGCCACTTTCTGTTGAGATCACAAACTTCGTATTGTTACTAACAAGTTTAGACATCCCTCTTATAGAGATAAGCGCATTTGACCATGAGTTGCTTTGCTTGAAATTATTATCAAGAATGAGCTGACCGCCCAACAAATTAATATTTGAACCGTTATTAATTTCAAATAACTTAGTGTGAATTTGTTCACAACCTGGACTCTTTATAACGATGTCTGTATTGTAAATTTCGTATACAGCTTTTGCTGTAGCTGGCATTTTATCTGTAGCACAAGATGTCATTGAACTATATTGATATGTATCAAAAAAGTATGCTGTCTGTGAGCAGACTTCTGCATAAGTCCCTGTGTAGCAGTTACTTGTGCCATTGACTACAATTCCGCCATCTTTTGCACCGTTATAAAATGCGATACGACTATTTCTGACATGAACCATATTTAAGTCCATTAGCCATGAGTCACTAGTTTGATATCCTATATCGCAATCTTCAATTAAAATATTTTTATAACTTGATCGACAAGCTGAAGGTACATATAGTCCAATTGTATTTTTTAAATTTCCAACATATTTTAATGAAAAGTTCCTTAAGCAACAGTCCTCACTGTATGACGAATATGGGCTATTGACATAGCCAATTAAGACTGCATTTTTGTCTAATGTTGTTTTCCCGTTGGTTTTGTCATGTGTTAAATTTAAAACACCATCTCCGTTTTTAATCAATCCGCATGACCACATGCCGATGCCTTCAATTACTTTTGAAACAGGAAACCAAACTGATGTTTTACAATAGTAATAATCGTCAAACTTTGTTTTCCCTGTATATATCAGAGATGCTTGAACAGGCCACGATGAATCGAATGTTTTGTCATTTTTAGCCCCAGCTTGACTAGGTGTTACAGTGCTATTTTGCACTTGTAATACCCAGCCATTGATGCACATAAACCCATCATTTTCATCTTTTCTTGATTCAACAAAAACACGTGTACCCCCACCTTTGTAGGGTTCTGCAAGAGCAAAGTTTGTTGGTTTATAATAGCCTTTGACGTAAACAGTGCGACCGTCAAATTTTTTTAATTTTAATAAATCAGCAATAGTTTCAACTTGTCCTGTATTGTTTGCATATAATTCAATCTTAGCGTCTTCAACAGATTGGATTGTTGCCATAACAACACTCGCATCAATCTTTAATTCAAAATTTGCTGTGTTATCAATTTGCAGGACAATACGAATGGTCTTGATTTGAGCTGTACCTTGGTCACCACTTGGTTTATAAGTTGGTGGATAATTAGCGTAAGCCACCATCACGCTACCAGCCCAAAGTCCTACTTCACGAATATTAAATCCACCAATAGCTGAAGGGATAACTCCATCAGCTTCTAACCAATTGGGGTTATCTTTTGATGGTGCAAGACGGTTTAATTCAGTACGATAAACTTCATTGACCATTTGTGTAAATTTAGCATCAGGATTTGGTAGCGAACCATTGCCATCCCCAAATGACATATGCGTAATACCAAGTTTCGTTCCATTTTGGATAGATTCTCTAAGTAATTCCAAACCTTTTTCAGTGAAAAGTGAATGATAAAGTGCTGCCATATTTTTATGCTCTATTTGGGATAAATACTGGTGATTTCATGCTCGTAAAAAGCAAAGACTGGATAGATCAGTGAATTGGGGTCATCAATTTTTGGATAGATCGTGACGTCATCACCGCCATAACAACCACATGCTACATTCGTCTCACCCTGGACGTTGATAACGTTGATCTCAATACCTTTCAGCTTACGTGTCAGTGGTTTTGCATCATATAAAAGCTCAACCAATGTCTTAGATGTTTTTTCAGAAAGCGCACGTCCATTGGTTTCAATAGTGATCTGAAAAGTACCTGGTTCATTCATTGGACTTTCTTGAAACCACTCGTGTACTGTCAATGAATATCCAAAGCTCTCGACGATTTGACGCAATGCGTAATTTGTTCCTTTGTGCTGATGGACTTTAATTGAATTTTTGATTTGTGCACGTTTGACTTCATCTGGCCAATCATCTTGCCAGCGGTCAACAGAGAATTGCCATGCCAAAATAGATAAAAAATCACTGGGCGCATCATCAATACGAATCAAACTGGATAGATCCGCATTGAGTTCTGTCATTTGTGCCGAAGTTTCGACAATTTTATTTTCAAAATCTGTAGCGTTTGGAGGAAGTAAGTTCATGACTCATTCCTCACACTTAGCTTGATGTCTGTACAAAAAGCAGCTTGGAAATTACTGATATGTACTTCTTCAACAGGGTGAACTAATTCAACACGTTCAACACCTGATACTTTTAATGCTGAATAAATATCTGAGAAAAATACGCCCTTGCCTATTCGCTTGGGAGTTTTTGCATAATTGTTAATGTTGGCTGTCGCAGCGGATAAAACTGAGTCTGTTTCAGGAACGTTTTTAGTCACTAAAACAGCTTCTACTGTGTAATTAATAATTTCAGCAGACTGTACTTGAACTCGGTCACCCGTTGGGCGTTTCTTTTCTGCGGATACAAAGTTTAAAACAACATTATTCAGCTCAGGCGTAGATGCATTATTTGCAGTGTTATGTTGCAAAATGGTCAATAGCGCATGGGCTGGTGATGGTGAACTACATTTGACATCTGCTACACGACCATCGGCTGATAGTGTGTGATATTCATACGAAGATTCAGGTCCTGCTGTACTTAAAGCATCTAACTTTTTCTGAATACGATAACGGAAGTTTTCATCGGTTTCATAAACTGCAGGTGCAGGTGGTGTGATTGAATTATCCGCAGGGGTAATAAGCAAACGGGAAACATCAAAATTTGCACCCCAAACGTCCAGATCTGCACCTTCTGCAAATGCCAACTGTGTTGCTAATGCTTTTTTATTGATATGTGTCCGCAATACCATTTCACGATAAGCATTTTCTTGCAGATACTTGTGCAGAGGATCTGACTCACGCCCCAATAAAATCGTGATCGCTTCTTGTTCTTCTGGTGGGTAGAGAGATATTAAAAAAGCTTTACGTTCAGCCAATATCTGCTCGTAATCAATTTCATCGACAAAGTTTGGTTTTGGCAATTGGCTAAAATCTACACTCATGCGCCTGCCCCCATGTTCAATGGAATTCTAAGATTCATTTGTTGACCTGTTATTTGAGAAAAACCTTCGATGTCGAATACCAATCCATTGCCTTTTACGCTCGACATATAGATTTGGCTAATGCTGATACGGTCTTCCCAACGGGAAATGGCGGTATAAATTGCGCTGTAGCATTTCAATACCAATGCATCGTTTATCGGTTGATCGAGTAGTTCAAAAATAAGCGAACCGTACTCGCGTCGCATAACACGAGATCCAATTGGCGTGGTGATGATGTCTTGTAATGATTGTTGGATAGACTGTTGTTCAGTTTGAAGACTGTGACCTGTATTTTTGTCGATCATGGTACTGGTCCCCCTGAAATATCGGAGCCAGACTTCACATCCTTTGTTCTATGGTTTTTTAAACTTATATCACCTGCAGTAACATCAGCATTGGTACTGAAATCGCCTGTTGAATGGCTACTACCTTGAACCAATTGACTGCCACCCACCGTGTTATTCCCTGTCATGGCTGTACTGCCGTTAACTTGTACATTGCCATTGATGGTGGTATCACCATTAATGGTTGCCCCACCTGAATTGGCGTTGACTGTCACACCACCATCGGCATTGACTGTTACACCACCGTTTGCGGTTAAAACCGCAGTACCATTGCTGGGTAGAATCACTTCAAGTCCATGAGTATTGACATCATAAGAAATCATGCAGCCATCAGAAAATAGGCGAATATTTTTATTTAAATCTTGGGATAGTATTGGATTATCCGAATTGTTTAAGCCACCAAGGACAATGCCAATTTCTAAAACTCCGCATGGACTTAAAACAACAACTTCTTCGCCAATGGATGGGGGATCAAAAGTTTTATCGTTGCCTGCACGTAAATTCAGATAACGGATGGGTGCAGTGGTAATCTCGCCACAATCGACGGTCACTGTCAGATAATTTTTGGTCGGTTTTACTGTTTTGATTTTTCCCAAACGAATCAGGTTTTCAAAACGTCGAAATAGGTCTGCGCTCATGTCTGCAATCGTGTTGCAGTCATTTTTTTAATGCACTTTATGGCAGTTGTAGTGGTGCGGTTTACAACTTACTTGCTAATGAAGTTAATGACTTCTATTTCGATCATGTCGATTTCTTCTGCGGTAAATCCTAAAAGTTCACGTGTATCATATTTTATAGTTGGTCCATCTTTTTCGACTTTGTCACGTAAACCATATTGGTGAACTCGGGCAATAAATGCCACACGACCAGCAAAGCCTATAGCAATACCTTGTGCTGTTCGTTCAAAACGCATGTATTTTGCATTTTTAATCAAGTTGAACATTTTATTTTTAATTTTATTTTTCTTGTCACGGAGACGGTATTTCCTTGGAACATAGGCCGAACCATCTGGATTTTGTTGTTTTGTGATTCGGTTTTTTTGTGATGCTCGTAATTTTCGAGCAATATGCATTTCTAATTTGCGTCGTTCTTGATCACTGAGTTGATGCAGCATGCTTCCCAAGTGTTCGGTGAGTGCTTCAAGCTCTGCCATTAGAAATATTGTTCCTGTGGTTCGGCTGACTGCCACTCTGCCAATGTTTGTCCTGTTTTACTGTCAATCATTTTAAACAGTTGCGATGGTAATGCTTTGTCATACTGAGGCTCATCAGGAAATGAAACATTCAAAGTTCCATCATCTTTACGTTTGACGATGACTCGTTCAGTGAGTGGAAGTGTCAATGCTAGATCTACAGTGCCATTGTCTAAGACAACCGTTTCAAACTTGAAGGCATCTTTGCTTTTTTCTAAGTTCGCTAATAATTCATGCTGATTGATGCGAACCCAGTCCAGCAATGGAATCATGACTGCGTCCAAATCACCTGCGTACTCAGTCAAAATTAAATTGAGATCATAGATATATTCAAATGAAAGCCCGTTGGCCAAAGTACAACGGACGTTGCCTTTTTCGGTAAAAATCAACATACGTTCAGGATCACGCTGTAATTCTTTAACTGCGTTGATCATGTGTGTTCGTAGGCTTTCCAGTTTTTTCATGATTGTTCCTGAATTTTTATGACCGCATCTACTTGTGCTGCACAAAGTGAACGTGCCAATTCAGTTTGTTCTAACGCAAAAACCAAGTCTTGATTGGTATTCAATACAAAAATGGGTTTAATGCAGGGGCTGAGCACTGGATAAAGTTTTTGCACCTGGTGTTTTGGTATTGTTGTTGAACATGCCACGAATTGCGTCAGGCACAGGCTGAATAGCCCAACTTTTACTATCTTGATCATGGGTAAATATCTCGTTCAGCGTAACTTTGCGCTGTTCATAATTACTCTGAAGCTCTGTTTGTACTTTTTGTAATTCTGCAATGGATCGGCTTTGCTCAAGTACTTGGGTACGAATTTTTTCAAGTGTTTGATCTTGGCTTTGCAGCTGCTGTTGTTTTTCTACAAGTTGTTGTTCTAACTGACCAACTTTTTGTTGAACATGGATGTAATGTTTAAATACTAAAAAAAGTACGAAACATAAAAGCAAAGCCAATATTGGTTTTGCAAATGGGCGAAGCACAGTTAAAGCGATCATGATGCTTTTTGTACTCCGTAGATGGGTTCAAGATGCGCTCGTTCCGTAAGGAATTTGGCTTCATAACCGAGTTTTTTATAGTTAGGACCATTGTATAAACGGAAGACTGTGTCCCAATCTTCTTTTTGTAAAGCTGTCAGCAAACCCTTTTTGGTCTCAATGAAACGGATAAATGCCTCTAACTGTAAAGATTCACTCGCTTGCATTTGCTCAACAAAATCAAATACAGACTTGTAGCCAAGATCTTGCCAATTTTCTCCCATGATTTGGAACTGCCCCCATGAACATGACATAAGAGCTGCTTCTTCATGGATGTTTTTAGCAAGTGATAAACGGGTATATTCTGCTTCATTGCCCTTATAGCCACCAGTAGCCGTGTTGACTAGATTTGGGAACAAACGCATTTGTTCAACTGCAAAGGCTTTGCCTTTAAATTTGACCAGGTATGCATACATTTTATGGCGTTCAAATAGAATTTTGGCTTTGCCATTTTTCAAAAAACCAACACCACGTGCTTCTGTTGCACCAAATGCTCGAATATTAAGTTCTGGTACATTGAGACGCACTGCAGCATTTTGATAGTCAGAACCTTTTAGGAACTTGTCAGTACTGCCACCCATCAAAGCTGTACGGGTTTTATCACCTACTTTTCCATCATCAACTAAACCATGTTTGCGTTGAAATTGAATCACGGCATATTCAGTATTTGTACCAAAGTCGCCATCTGGATTCAGTACCTTTCCATCAGATCCTTTATATCCAAGTGTAATGAGTTGCTTTTGGATAATAACAACAGCATCTCCTCGAGCACCAAATTTAATTAAACTCATGATGCACTCCAGATCAGTTTGGCCACATTACCTTTCGCTTTAATGATCAGCACGGCTAAGAGCACTGCAAAAACTGCATCCCATAAGGTCACGGGATCTTTGAAAAATAAAATATGTACGCTTTGCCCAATAAATGAGCCAATCAGAATGGCTGCAAGAATTGAGTACCCTTTGCGATGGCGTAAGCCTTCAGAATTAAAGCAAATGATGCGAAAACCGCAGATCATATATGCGATAAGTGCTACGAATTGAAATAATTGTTCCATCATGATGACCCTCCACCACGAAAAATTTTATTGATGATGTCTGTTAAGTTGGATTGATCGACCCACACCATGATTTTCAAAATGATGGGAAGTGAGAAGATGGCTGCGACCATGCCAGCTGTTGCGTCGTTGGCAATAAATGTTCGAGTTGTAATCTCAGGTGTAAGCAAATAACCAATTCCAGTTGCTAAAAGCATCGTCAGCATGCGTTGTAGGGGTTTTAAATCTTTCTTAGTCGTAGCAAATAATGCTGCACCAAAGACTGCACCCAACAATGCATTGCCGTTGATAAATGGTAAAAGTGAAGCTGCACTTAAAGTGATTGCTGTTGCAGCTGCTGTTGTGGTTGGTTCTGGCATATTGTTATTAGTCCCATAGGTTTATGGTTTGTTTTGTTTGTTGTGGTGTTTCAATTTCGGGCAATGTGACTTGTGTTCCCATCGGAATAAACGGTCCGAACTCTGTAAGTTTTAGGTTCGCTGATAAAACCGATTCAACAACACCTGAACTCCGACCATACTCACGCCAGCAGATCGCATCGACTGTGTCGTTTTGCAGAGCAGTGATGGTTTTAGGCATGAGCTATTCCTTACAATCCAATGCTTCAACAATCCGAATTTCACATTCATACGTCGTTGGATTAATTCCATTACTTTGAGAAAGAACACGTGCTTCAGGTTGAATTGCTTTGGATTCCAAATCCAAACCAAGTTCAATAGCAATTCTTTCAAGTGCAAGTCGCTCTAACTCTTTCTGTGAAAAACGATAGAAATGGACTCTTTGGTGTGTTTCCTTGGATGAAATATTCATTTTCATATCAACTCCACCACGGTATGGTTTTCACCAAGTAACTGTTGAATTGCCCATTGGCGATTACGTCGATAATCATCAATAGTATGTTCAGCCTGCACCGCCTTTTTTGCACCAGAATTGGAACTGTCATAATTGCGATAGTTCTCATTGACCTTGGCTGCGACACCGTTGGCAACTGCAGATAAATATAAAAAGTCCGTTGCTGGTTGATCGTTGATCTGGGTTTCAGCAAGATCGGATAAGACCGTTGCTTTTTCCTTTAGGGATTTAAGTAGCCGATTTAAGTCGATGACTTCTTCGATGATGACTTGTTGCAATCTTTGGTTTGTAACAGCACCGTCGATACGGACAATTTCTCGGATATGGTCAAGATCAACACTCGGATAAAACACGTCACTTTTGATGATGATTTGACTTGGTGTTGTATTGCCATTTGCAACGAATCCCATGCTGTCCCCTGCTGTCTTTTTTGTTGAATTTAGTGCATGGGTGGGAACAATTTTCTAAGCGTGTATTACGATGTAATGACACTGAAATTGTTCGCCCATGCGGTGCGTGGGCACTTATTCAGTCGGTTTAAAAACCAAGGCACCTTGGTCATCTACGACTTGTGAACCATCACTATTCAGCAAAGGTTCAGGCTGTTTTGGTAAACGGTCTGCAAATTTATCAAGAAATTTTTTGGTTGCTTTGAGTTCGCCTAAGGCTCCCGACTTTTCATCTAATTCAAATGCCGAGGTTAAATAACCCTGTGCAGATTGAGCATGTACGAGATCCGAATCACTCGGTTCATCTTTACTCTGAATTAATTTGACAGTGGCTTTACCCAAAGCAAGATACAGTTTTGCTTTAGCCTGGTTCGGCATATCTAATACTTTTGGATCTAAATCAGGATTTAGAATCAGTTGTTCAACTTGCTCTAAGACTGAAATATCAACCGCAGCATCGGTTTTAAGTTGTTTTAAAAATGCCTCTGCAATAGTTTCAACCACATAAGTTGCTGTATTACGCTTGAATGCATCTGGCATGATCATGTTATGACGCAATGCAAACTCTGATAATTCCAATGCTTTGGCATAATCACCAACATCGACACACCAAACCAAAATAGTCATAAAGACTTCATCTTGAATAGATTTATCTGCTTCCAGAATGCCCTCAACATAAGATAAATGATTCGGCAATAACGCTTTTTTTAGAACCACTTTGGCATCTGTTGATTGAATCTGCTTCAAACGTTGGCGGTCATTATTGAGTTGCATCATCTGCAACTCAAATGCCGTCATATCTTGCATCGCACCAAACTCAGCAGCTTTTTCGGCTGCCTCTTTGGCTTGATGTTTTTGGAAGTGTTGACGAGCTAAATTCATAATCACACCAATTCGATTTTTTCAGCCATTGCAGCAAGACCCAAATCTTCAATGTAATAATCTTCATTTGAAGATTCATAGTTTTCGATTTGATCACGTTTTGGATTGTCAATAACAGTACGACGACGAGCACCTTCCTGCACATAGATTGAGAGATTATCGAAAGTCGTTACCAAAATTGCGTCTTCAGGAAAGAATGGGACAGCTGCTACAGGTAAATTGCCCATACGGTTTTGGCTGATGATGATATCTGCTGCCAATTTTTCCGTGTTTTCTTGTTCTTTGTTCACAAGTGGGAAATATTTGTCTGCCAGTGTTTTGCGATTGCACAGCACGACTAAATCTGGATTGTCACGATGAACTTCATCAATCAATTCATCTGTCATACTCATCACCAATGCATCAACATTGTGATAATCACCCATTGCGCCAATTGTGATTTTTCCGACGACTTTTCCTGATGACATCACACGAGCTGGGTTTTCTTCACGCATTTTTTGCAACCAACCTTTATTAACATCCTGTAATTTTGGATTGGCCGTAATATTGGTTGTAGTTGCGATAGAGGTACCATTGAAACCGATCATGATACGGTCAAGGCCTTGGCGTTTTTGAATCTGCCCACTAAAACGTGCATAAAAGTCTGGAAACTTCGCCCATTGATCTAATTTTTGATACTTGATGGCTGTATCAAAGTCAGTTTTACGACAGAAATATGAACGTTCGTCCATCGCAGTTGGATCTGTTGCTTGACGATCTGTTGTATCAGTATTTGTACGTGATGCAATTGGACGAGAAATACCAAGACCAACAGCAGAACCAGATTGCTCATTGACTAAGAAAATATTAATTTTTTGCAAAAATGCAGATGAGAGTTGGATTTTTTCTTCAAGTTTTTGTTGTATAGAGGGTTCTACTGCAAATTTTTCAGAAACTGTCGTTACTCCATTAATTGAAGCAAGTTGAACCATTGCAGCATTATATTTTTGACGGGTAGTAAAACGCATAATTATTTCTCTTTTTATTCTGTTGGATTAGCAATCAACAACTTCATTGAATTTTGAGTTTCCAGACTTAGGACGACCACCTTGATCGGGTTCACCATCAAGCTTGGTTTTAAAGTCATTGAAATCTTTTTGCAGCTGCTCATGTGCTGTGTTCAAGGTGCTGTATTTTTTGTCCAAATCAGTAACGGCTTGACCTTGGTTCGCTGTTTCAGTTGCGATTTCTAGAATCGCTTGTTCTTGCTCAGAAAAAGATTCCGCAGACTTCTGTTCTGATTTTTGTTGTTTTGAAAACAGGTCTTTTACTTTTTTTACTAAGCCTGCGGAAAACGATTGCGACTCTTGAACTTCTTCGAACTCGAAGTCTGTTTCAACAGCAGCAGTAAAGAGGTTTTCAGGACGTTGTTTTTTACATGCCAATGGATTGACTGTCGCACCTGCAGCAAAGGCTAGCATTTCAGTTCCCAATGATGCTGGGCTATCAGTTACTGCTAAACCCACTAAATATGCAGAACCTTTATTGGCAAAGTTTTCATCCACTTCAATCGATGTATAAACTTTTTGTTTTTTCTGATTGAGATCAATCAAACTTTGAGTCGGTTCAATTTGGGCAAAAAGTGCGTCTTTTTCTTCACCATTGATTGTGACTTTTTCTGTTTTTAGCGCAATGACATCGCCATAAGCACCAAAAACACCGTCAGGGAAAACTGAACGAAAGTGTTCAATATTGATACGAGCACCATAGGTATTTGGGTCATAATTCTGCGCCATTTGGATGATCCATTCTGGCTGAATTTCACGACCATCAGTGGTATTCCCTGCTACAGCAATACGGGTCCACTTGGATTTATATTTCTTATCTTCTTTGCTCATTTGCAAACCTATTCATAAAAAAATGGACGGATAAAAATCACGTTTTTGAATAGATGCAGAATGGTGAATATAGGGATGCGTTCGCAATTTGTTTGAGTTGTAAACCGCACCACTACAACTGAATAAGACTGATATATAAAGGCATGACTGCCAATGTTTGCGAAAAAGCAAACGTTATTGGCATGAATGACTTATCCCCCATCGCAAATCTCCATTTGATTATGGACAACAAATTGAAAGGCAAGTTTCTTTACTGGCTTGGCTGGAAAATTGTCGATATAGCAGAAGTACTCGAAGAAAAAGAACGGACTGTTCAAGCATGGAAAACACGGGACGAATGGGAAAAAGAAAAACCTGAAAACCGTGTTGAATGTGCTCTGACTGTACGTCTGATGCAACTTATTCTTAAAAATAAAAAAACGTCTGGTGATATCAAAGAAATTGATCTGTTGATGCGGACTTATAAAGAATTCGCTCGAATAGAAAAATATCGTTTGGATGGGTCTGAAGCCGATCTAAATCCTAATATTCAAAGACGTAACTCAGCATCGCGTAAAAAAGTACCAAACCATTTTGATGAAGAACAGATCGAAGAAATGGTACTGGCATTTGAAGAACGTCTATTTGAGTACCAGTGGACATGGTACCGAGCGATGGATCAACGTTCTCGAATGATCTTAAAAAGTCGTCAAATCGGAGCGACTTATTATTTTGCATTTGAAGCATTGATCGACGCACTAAAAACAGGTCGAAATCAAATTTTCTTGTCAGCGTCTAAAGCCCAAGCACATATTTTTAAGCATTACATACGAACTTATGCAGAGGAAATCTGTGGTGTTGAACTCACTGGTGATCCTATTGTTCTATCTAATGGTGCTGAACTTCGGTTTTTAGGTACAAACTATAGAACAGCCCAAGGTCATCATGGCAATTTGTATTTTGATGAAATTTTCTGGACTCATGGTTTTGCTGAACTTGAGAAAGTCGCTTCAGCTATGGCAACACATGAGACATGGAGAAAAACTTATTTTTCGACACCTTCAACAATCACACATGAAGCCTATGAGTTTTGGACAGGTACTCGCTTTAATAAGGGTCGGACTAAAGACCAACAATTAAAAATTGATGTTAGCCATGATGCTTTAAAAGATGGCCGTGTTTGTGAAGATTTAATGTGGCGTCAGATCGTTACTGTTGAAGATGCTAAAGCAGGCGGATGTGATTTATTTAATATTGAACGATTGAAATTTGAATATGCACCTGACGATTTTCAAAACTTATTCATGTGTGAATTTGTGGATGATGGTCAGTCTATGTTTCCGCTCAGTATGTTGCAATGCTGTATGGTTGATACGTTTGAGGTTTGGAATGATTTTAAACCACATCATGCAAGACCTTTCGCAAATAGGCCAGTTTGGGTCGGCTATGATCCTGCAAGAACTGGGGATAATGCAGGATTAGTTGTTGTTGCCCCTCCTCTTGTTTTAGGTGGAAAATTTCGAGTTTTGGAATGTCATCAATTTAAAGGTGACGATTTTGCACAACAAGCTGAACATATCAAAAACATAACTCTACGTTATAACGTGGTTTATATCGGAATTGATACTACTGGTATGGGCTATGGTGTTGCAGAACTTGTACGCCAGTTTTTCCCTGCTTTGACCACATTTAATTATTCACCAGAAGTTAAATCCAATCTTGTATACAAAACTTTAGATGTTATCCGAAATGGTCGTCTTGAATATGACTCAGGCAACAAAGATTTAACCCAGTCATTAATGAGCATTAAAAAAACTCTTACTGCTTCTCAGAAACAAATCACTTTTACAGCTGGACGTTCAGATGATGTTGGTCATGCAGATCTCGCTTGGGCACTCATGCATGGAATTTATAACGAACCGCTGGCAGGCATAACAGAAACCAATTCTTCAATGATTGAGATTTATTCATGAAACCATTTTCTATCGCAAAAAATATTTTAAATAATGCATTAAATTTACGCCCTCATCCTAACTTCCCAATGCACTCGAATTCTAAAACTGAGGCATTTACATTTGGAGATGCAATTCCAATTACTGACGGGCATGATTTATCAAATTATATGGAATGTTGGTTTAATGGTCGTTGGTATGAACCACAAGCCAATCTACAAGGCTTATCTAAAACAGTAAAAGGGACACCGTATTTAAGCAGCGCGATTAATTTTAAGAAAAATTATTTATCGAATTTATTTATTCCACATCCACATTTGAGTAAAAAAGATTTTGATCAAATTGCTCTGGATATTTTGTGGAGTGGTAACTTTTACTTAGAAGATATTCGATCACGTTTGAATAATCGCATTCAGCTTAAAGCTGCTTTGTCGAAATACACACGAGTTGGTGATTTACCTGATCAATACTTTTATCTATCCAATGATCACAATGGTTATGTAGAACATGAATTTATGAATGGTCGAGTATTTCATGTTCGTGAAACAGATATTGATCAAGAAATTTATGGTGTGCCCGAATATTTATCAGCATTGCAAAGTGCTTGGCTTAATGACTCTGCAACATTGTTCCGTCGTAAATATTACAATAATGGATCTCATGCAGGATTTATTTTATATGTGAATGACCCAGCTTCAGATCCGAATGACATTACTGCACTGAGAACAGCATTGAAAGAAAGTAAGGGACCAGGGAACTTTCGTAACCTGTTCTACTACAGCCCGAATGGCAAGAAGGATGGTATTCAAGTTATTCCTACATCTGAGATTGCAGCAAAGGATGATTTCGTAAGTATCAAAGGAACTAGTCGTGATGACATGCTTGCATCTATGCGAGTCTACCCACAGTTGCTTGGTATCATCCCATCGAATGCTGGTGGCTTTGGAGATATCAAGTCTGCATCTGAAGCATATAATTTTAATGAAGGTGGGCCATTGAAAGCCAAGATGTTACAGCTCAATGAACTGATTGGTGATGAGGTGATTAGGTTTAAAGAATTTGAGCTGATAACCACAAAATAACCATCATTTATGAATAAAGCCTGCGAAATGCAGGCTTTTTTGTATTTATTGAAAAATCCAAGTTATTGAGAATTATTATCATTTATACCATTTCCAAAGGCGCAGCCGCGCAGTTGCCCCACCCCACCTGCCCACTCTAAATGTGTCGAATTTACTACAAGGACTGGCAAAATTAAAAACAATGCCAAAGCACGTTGTTATTAGATTGGTTCAATGCTTAGGTTAATTTTTTAATACTGCATTTCACTGCAAATTATGCATTTGCATTTCTGACAGTTAGACAAATATTTCACCGCAAAATTTTACGAACATTAAAACTACCGATAACAGCGAAAAAGGTTAAAAATTGAATCTTTTGGATGACCTAGCAATCATTTGAAGTAATAAAGTAATTTAACGATGTAAGTCACTGAATTATATTTAAAAAATGTATTACATTTTAAGGTAATTTTTTGTAATTTTTGAAGTAATATTTTATAAGTATTTGATTTTATTAATACAGATATTAAATATAAATCACATTTTTGTACAGTATTAAATTACCTCATTATTACTTAAAAATTACTTTACAAAATAACTATAATTAATTGAATATAAATGATATTTTATAAAATATTACTTTATTACTAAAAAAATTAGACACCCCAAACTTATTTTAATATGTGCTAAAACCTATGGATTTGATGTTTTTTCAAACTGATTCAATCTTAAAGATGGGAATGAGTTGGGAATATAAAATAGGCATTAACGTGATTATGATAAGAACACTAAAAATTAGTAATTATTTAATCTTTTCGTTTAAAGAGAGATTCAACCCATAAATATTGTTATTAAAATCAAGAATATGGTCGGAGCAGTAGGATTCGAACCTACGACCCCCTGGTCCCAAACCAGGTGCACTACCAGGCTGTGCTATGCTCCGTTTGTGGGGTGAATGACGGGATTCGAACCCGCGACAACTGGAATCACAATCCAGGGCTCTACCAACTGAGCTACATCCACCATAAAATTTGATTCTTAGTACCAAGC